TCTTAAAGGAATTATTAGTAGCGACATATACTTCAGTGCTAGATATTAAACATTTAAACGATAGATTTTCAACTGCGATGATGGTTAATAAATTAGCTAATATTGGCGATGATATTTCAAATAAAAAACTATACGATACTGAACAGTTTAAAAAAATTGTATCGGGTGAAAAAATTACAGCCGAACAAAAAGGCCGTGATAAGTTTGAATTCACTCCTTACTGTAAGTTGATTTATAGTGCAAATAACATTCCTAAATTAGGTGATGGAGATGACGCACCTGCAGTATTAAGTAGGTTGGTAATTGTGCCTTTTAAAGCTTACTTTGATAGTAGTAGTCCTGACTATAAGCCGTTTATTATTGATGATTTAATAACCGAGGAAAGCATGGAATATTTAATCAATCTGGGGCTTACTGGACTTAAACGAGTTTTAAAAAACAGGAAATTTACGGAAAGTGAATATACTAACAAGGAGTTTGAAGAATACAAGAAAGAAATTGATCCTGTTAGTGAGTATTTGGAAATGTTGAATGTAGATTTAATTGTAGGCGAAAAATCTAGTGTTGTTTACAATGAATACGTTGAATATTGTAATCGTGAGGGTTATGAAAATATACCTATTAAAGCTTTTAGTAGAAAAATTAATAATCATTTTAATTTGACAACTAAAAATAAAAAAATAAATAGAGTAGTTGCAAAAGTATTTTTTAAGAAATAGTTTACTATATAAGTTACTGAAGTTACTATTTTTTTAAAAATGAGTAACCCTCTTAAATGTTATATATTGTAAGGTTTGTAAAGAGTGGTTACTAAAGTTACTATTTTTTATAAAATCTTTATATAGTAGTTATATATTATATATATATATAAATAATAAAGAAATTACTATATATATAATATATATAGTATTCTTGAAAATGTTATGAAAACTTACAAGAACAACGTTAACGAGGGTTACTGTTTTTTTGACGGAGGAAGAAAAATGAACAAGCAACAAAGAGTAAGACGTGAAATGGAACGTCACAAAATGGCAAATTACATTGCAAAAGAAAGACAAGATGTGTTCATCCAGTCAATTTTAATACTAATGTACACATTAAGAAATGATTATAATTTTGGACAAAAGAGGGTTATGGATTTTATAAGCAAATTCCTTGATAATATGACAGATTTTAAATTAGGTAAGTATTACACTAGACCTATGTTAATTGAAACGTTAGAAAGTGAATTAAGTTTAAATGTAGAAGAATTTATTAAAAGTGAGGTGTTGAAGACTTATGAAAGGTTTCAAAAAGGAGTTTAATTTGCCGTTGTTTTTGATAACATTAGGTATGCTGTTAATAATGTTTACTGTTGGATTAGTAGTTGGAACGTATATTGCTAGCGATAATATTGAAAAACTAGCAAATGAAAATATTAGAAAACAAAGGTTAATAGAACAACAAAAAGATCGCATAAGAGAATTGCAAATGTTCAAACAGTTACAAGAAATTAAAGGCGGTCAGCCTTTTGAAATTTAGGAGGATTAAAAATGAATGAACAAAGATATTTAAACGTTGAAATGAAAGTAAAGTTTGATGTGCCAGTATTTGAAGATTTTGATATAGATGAACTTTCAGAAGAAGATTTAATAGAAATAGCAAACGATTATTTCTTTGAGTGCGGTGGAATTTATAAAGCTGATTATTCAGATTTCGAATTTGATATTTAAGAGGGGTTAACAATGAAATTAAAAATAGCTAATTTTAAAGATATAGATAACCTATTTATTGAATACAAAGGTTACACAATTTCTTTCTCTCTTAAACAATTTGAATACAACAATAATTTAGGTATTGAAATTGAAACTGAAAAAGAGAAATTAGACTTTATAGAAGTCTTAAAGGTTTTTCAAAAAGAATTAGAAAGGTTGGAGTTTTAAAATGAAATGGAATAAATTAACAACGAGAAAGATGACTGAAGAAGAAGTGGAAATTTATGGAGATAAATATAATTTTATGTGGGATGGACGTACGCCTGATATTGACGAAGAAGTACTGGTCACTTACCCTTTGTCTCCTGGAGAATTTATTGATACATACGTTGACACGTGGGTAGAAATTGGAGATGAATTAGGTTTTGAAAATACTGATAATGATGTTATTTACTGGATGGAGTTTCCAGAATATAACGGAGAATTGGAAGATTAGGAGAATATAAGATGAAACAACCAAAAGTATATGTTAAGTATTTGAATAAAGTGTTAGAAGTAGAATCAATCAACTTTGATACTAAAGTAGTTGCGGTTTATGATGAAAGTCGTAACATGTATAATTACTGTGATTTTGATGAAGTTGAGTTTATGGAAAATACAGGGTTAAAAGATAAAAATGGTGTAGAAATACATTTAGGAGATATCGTTGAAATATTAGAAAAGCATTTTGAAGTGAAATACAAATCTTTTAAAGGTTTTGTTATTGAAAGTGAAAAACATATTGATAGTATATATTTATCATTAGAAGCAAATAATGAATCAGCATGTGTAGTTGGTAACATTTACGAAAATAAGGAATTGTTGGAGGTATAATTTAATGAATTATGAAGAATTAGAAAAAGCTAATGAACTGTATGAAGAAATAAACAAAATAAACGATTTTTTAAAAAAATTTAAAACTTGTAGAACCGATATTAAAGTATCAACAAATTTTCAATCGTTTAATATTCATGATGAAATTGTTTATTTTAGTGGTAAGCACAAAGAAAAGATTATAGAAGTTATAAATGAAATCAGAGATGAAAAGATTAAAGAATTAAATGAGCTAGGAGTGACTGAAAATGACTAACGAAGAATTAGAACAAAAAGTAAAACGATTAGAAGAACAACTAACAGAAGTAAGAATTGAACTGTTAGAAAGGAAGGCTCCGTTTATACCTTATAAGCCGTATGAAGTGGAATTGCCAGAGTATATTGACGATTATGTTTACATCAACAATGTTGGCAATATATATAATTTGAATACACTTACTACTGTTGAATTTGAAAAAATTTACAAACGTGGTTTAGCATTTGAAACTAAAAAAGAAGCAGAAAAATACGATAAAGAACGTATATTACTGTTTAAACTTCACAAATGGGCAGAGGAACATAACGGAGATTGGTATCCGGATTGGGAAAAAGATGATGATAAGTTTTCTATATATTATTACCATAGTTCAGAAAGTTTTTCTGTTTTCAGTGATTGGAATTGTAACTCATTTAGCAAATTACCTTGTTTCAAAAGTGAGGAACTAGCGCGAGAATTTATAGAAGAGTTTGGAAAAGATATTAAAGAGGTGCTTTGCTAATGGTAATTGAAATAGGTGATAAAAATGATATATGATTTAACGATTAAATATAATAACGGTGAAACTGTAACTATTGAAGCTAATGACGTTAATATTCAAGTGTTATTTCAAGCTATCAAAGATTCAGAAGATTCATTCATTTGGATAGGTTCGGAACTGATAAGCGTTAATGAGATTGATTATTTTCACTGGAGTGCAAAGGAGGAATAGGAATGCTGCCGTCAATTGTAATAGGGTTATTTTGGAGTGTATGCGTAGTTGTGGAGATGATAGCTTTAGTTATGGCAATGTACGTTTTAGCAACTTTATTAAAGGAGTTTACGAAAGATGAAGATTAAACGTGTAGGAAATGATAAAAGAAGATATTTAGAACGTATTTGGTGGTATGAAGATAGGATTGACAGCTTACAACGAAGTCTAAAAGCTGAAGAACAACGTAAGCAAGGGGTTAAAGCTATTGATTATCGCAAAGAACAAATTAAAGGTGGTAATCAAGATAGTTGGGAAGCACTGATTGATAAAACTGATCGCTATAAACAAGATATTATTGACACGTGCCTTAAGGCTGTAGAACTTAAGAAAGAAGTGTTAGAGGTTATTAATCAAGTGAAGAATCCAAAATTACAACTTTTGTTAACTCTTAGATATATAGAGCGCCTTAATTGGGATGTTATCGAGGAGAAAATGGAGTTACCACAAAATACTAGAAATAAACTCCATGCACAAGCATTAAGTGCAATCAGAATACCTAATAATAGATAATATTTTATTATATTTTATAATATTTTATTATATTTTATAATATAATATTACCAAAGATAATAATTAATGTGCTATTATGATAGAGTAATATTTTTACAAGTTCTCTTTTAAGTAAAAGTATTTTGTCAGCAATATAAAAAGTACCTGTTCGCAGGTGCTTTTTTATTTTATTAGGAGGAAGATATGCAAATAGTAAATATTAATATTAATGATATAAAAGAATATGAATACAACGCTAAAATTCATACTGATGAACAAATTGAGCAAATAGTGACTTCTATTGAACGTTATGGAAATAATGACCCGATAGCAATTGATGAAAATAATGTTATTATTGAGGGTCACGGACGTTACCTTGCTCTTAAAAGGTTAGGTGTGGATGAAGTACCAGTTATTAAACTGGAACATTTAACTGAAGATCAAAAACGTGAATATATACTAGTTCATAACAAGCTTACTATGAATACTGGTTTTAATTTAGATATTTTAGAAAAAGAATTAGATAAAATTGAATTTGATATGACTAACTTTGATTTTGAAAAGTTTGAAAAAATATTTGAAGAAGAAACAAATGAATTAAATAAAGAAATTGAATTATCCGAACTTGAAGATAAAGTAATGCTAAAAGTTGAATTTGGTTATGATGAGTATCAAATGGTTGTTGAGAAGTTACATGAAATCAACGAGGATAAAAGGTTAGCCTTGTTGGAGGTATTAGATGTATAACTGGAGTTTTAAAGATTATCCTAAAAAGAATGGATTAAAAGTATTTGGTACTTTTATTTGTGGTGGTGGTTCTACTATGGGGTTTAAACTAGCTGGATTTGAACATTTAGGCGGTGTAGAAATAGACCCTAAAGTTGCTGAAGTTTATCAACTTAATCACAACCCTAAATATTTATACAACGAAGATATAAGAAGTTTTTTAGCTAGAAAAGAATATCCAGAAGAACTATATAATCTTGATGTTTTAGAGGGAAGTCCGCCTTGTTCAAGTTTTTCATTAGCTGGAAATCGTGAAAAAGACTGGGGCAAAAAGAAAGTATTTGCTGAGGGGCAAGCTGAACAAAGACTAGATGATTTATTCTTTGATTGGATAAAGCTTGTTGATAAGTTGCAGCCTAAAATTGCAATAGCTGAAAATGTTAAAGGAATGATAATTGGAAGTGGTAGAGCTTATTCAAAGAAAATCATTGAAGAACTAAATAAAATCGGTTATGATGTGCAACTATTTCTGTTAAATGCTTCAACTATGGGTGTACCGCAAAAAAGAGAGCGTGTATTTTTTATCTGTAGAAGAAAGGATCTGAACTTGCCTGAATTACAATTGAATTTTAATGAGAAACCTATAAAATTTAAAGAAGTTAGAGAAAAGGGCAAAGGCGAAGAAGTCAAAGGCGTAGCAGGTGAATTATTAGCATACGCGAAAAAGGGTGAAACTAACCTAGAGAAAGCTTGTATTAGACTTAGAGGGAAAGGTTCATTCTTTAATACGGTGTTGTTTAGTGATGAAAATGTACCTAATACAATATTAACTAGTGGATATCTACCAATCAAATTTGAAGATAAGTTATTTGCAACGGAGAATGAATTGAAATTAATTAGTTCATTTCCTCAAGATTATAAATTTAAGAATAAACCACCTGTATGGTTTATGGGAATGAGTGTTCCTCCTGTTATGATGTGTAAAATAGCTAGAGAACTTGCTAAACTGTTGGGAGGTGAATAAAATCGCTAGAGGTAAGTACCAAGAGTGGTTAGAACAAGATAACTTATTAATGATTGAGGGTTGGGCACGTCAAGGACTTACTGATGAACAGATAGCTAAGAATATGGGTATAAAAAAATCAACCTTTTATGATTGGTTGAAAAAGTATCCGGACATTTCGGACTCCCTAAAAAGGGGAAAGGCTCCAGTAGATTTTGAAGTTGAGAACGCACTTTTAAAACGTGCAATTGGTTTTGAGTACGAAGAAACAGAAACTATCATTGAAGAAATTGACGGTAAACAGAAAAAGAAAGTTAAAAGAATTAAGAAAGTAGCACTTCCAGAAACTAGTGCTATTATTTTTTGGCTTAAAAATCGTAAACCTGAACAATGGCGTAAATTTAATCCTGTGGTAGAAGCTAAAATTAAAGCTGAAACTCAAGCTTTATTAAAAGATACTGAGGTTGCACCTAGTGAGAATATTATAATTGTGGATAGGTGGGACGATGAATAAAATATTTTATGTTCAGAAGAACGTTAACCCACACTTTAAGTCAGTATGGTGTTCAAAAGTGCCTTACAACGTGCTAAAAGGTGGTAGGAATAGTTTTAAGTCTTCAGTTGTAGCATTAAAACTGGTTAATGATATGGTTAAAATGATAGCTAAAGGTGAGAAAGCTAATGTTGTAGTAATTAGGAAAGTAGCAAATACAATTCGTGATAGTGTCTTTAATAAAATTAATTGGGCCATTAATTTATATGGCTTAAGTGATTCATTTAAAAGCACAGTATCACCGTTTAAAATCACACATAAAGCTACAGGTTCAAGCTTTTATTTCTATGGTGCAGATGACTTTCAAAAGTTAAAATCAAATGATATTAACAACATCATAGCGGTTTGGTATGAGGAATCAGCGGAGTTTGACAGCAAAGAAGAATTTGACCAGACAAACATCACATTCATGAGGCAGAAACATAAATTAATACCGTTTGTGCAGTTCTTTTGGAGTTATAACCCACCTAGAAATCCTTATGATTGGATTAATGAGTGGAGCGAAGAAATGAAAACAGTTGAGGGTTATTTGGTCCATGAATCAAATTATTTAAACGATGAATTAGGTTTTGTTACCGAGCAAATGTTGGCAGATATTAACCGCATTAAAGAAAATGACTTTGATTATTACCGCTACATTTATTTAGGTGAACCAGTCGGATTAGGAAATAACGTTTATAATATGGCTTGCTTTCACGCTTTAGATGAATTACCTAGCGATGATAAAATCATAGGAATATCTTATGCTCTAGATACAGGACACCAACAAAGTGCCACGGCTTGCGGTGCTTACGGTATTACTGCTAAAGGAAATGTAATCTTATTAGATACTTTTTATTATTCTCCAGCAGGTAGAAGTGTTAAAGCTGCACCCAGTGATTTAACTATTATGATTAATGATTTTATTACTGGAGTACAGGAGAAATACAATGTACCTATTATTAGGCGAACAATAGACAGTGCAGAGGGAGCTTTAAGGAATCAGTATTTTAAAGATTTTGGAATTAGGTGGAATCCAGTGGCAAAACTGAAAAATCAAACTATGATTGATACAGTAACCAGTTTACTTGCACAAGGTAGGTTCTTTTATTTGAATAATGAAAATAATAAGATATTCATTGAAGAACATAAAATGTATAGGTATGATGAAAAAACTATAAATACACCTGAACCAAAAGTAGTTAAAGAAAATGACCACACAGTTGATGAATTTAAGTATTTTGTTTTAGATAACTCAAAACTATTAGGATTAAAAGTGTAGGAGTATAAAAATGAAAATTATACAGTTTATAAAGAATATATTTAAAAGGAGCAAATATACAATGCAAGGTAGTTTAAATAGTATATTAGACCATCCGAAAATTGTTGTGTCTTCCGAAGAATACAACAGGATTCAGAACAATTTGAGATACTTTCAAAGTAAATTTAACGATGTTACCTATCTAAATACAGATGGAGAACAGAGAACAAGGAAATTTAATCATTTGCCACTTGCAAGAACAGCATGTAAGAAGATAGCAGGGTTAGTTTACAATGAACAAGCTGAAATAACAGTTGATAATGAAACGATTAATGAGTTTGTTAATGATATCTTGTTAAATGATAGGTTTAATAAAAACTTTGAAAGATATCTTGAAAGCTGTTTAGCTTTGGGTGGTATGGCAATGCGACCATATTTTGATGGCAAAACAATTAAGATAGCATTCATTCAAGCACCTGTTTTTTTACCATTACAAAGTAACATGCAGGACGTAAGCAGTGCAGCAATCATTACTAAGACTGTTAAAAGTCAAGGTAAGACAAATATTTATTACACATTAGTTGAATTTCATGAGTGGAATGATGAAGATTTAACAATTACAAATGAACTTTACAAGTCAAATAATTCAAGCACAATTGGTAGTCAAGTATTATTGAGTGAACTATATGAAGATCTAGAAGAAAGTATAGTTATTAAAGGACTAAGTAGACCGTTATTCACTTATTTAAAAACTCCTGGAATGAACAACAAAGATATTAATAGTCCGTTGGGGTTATCTATTTTCGATAATGCGAAAACAACAATTGATTTCATTAATAGAACTTATGATGAGTTCATGTGGGAAATTAAGATGGGACAGCGTAGAGTTGCTGTTCCTGATGGATTAACAAACATGACTTTCCAAGCTGGTAAAGATAATAAGTTCGTGACTAAACGAAGATTTGAAACAGATCAAAATGTATTCGTTCAAATAGGTGGTGGACTTGATGATAATAAAATCGTTGACTTAACTACACCTATTAGAGCTGATGATTACATTAAAGCTATTAACAAAGGATTAGCAATGTTTGAAATGCAAGTTGGAGTTAGTGGTGGAATGTTTAGTTTTGACGGAAAGACAATGAAAACAGCGACAGAAGTTGTCAGCGAAAATTCAGATACATTCCAATTAAGAAACAGCATTGTATCTTTAGTTGAACATTCAATCAAAGAACTTGTAGTATCTGTTTGTGAATTAGGTAAAGCACATGGAATATACCACGATGAAATACCTAAACTTGAAGATATATCTGTTAACCTTGATGATGGAGTGTTCACAGATAGAAATGCAGAGCTTGATTATTGGGTTAAAGCCTTAGCAAGTGGAATTGTTAGTAAGCAATATGCGATTTCTAAAGTATTAGGGGTTACTGATGAAGAAGCTAGTAAGATGTTAAATGAAATCAACGAAGAAGTACAACCGAACCTAGATGAAACTGATGAGGTAATCTATGGAGATAAAGAATAATGATGGTAACTATTGGATAAAATCAAAAGAAGTTGAAAACTTATATCATGAGTTGTCAATGGAAATGATGAAAAACATAGTCAGAAGATTAAAGCAACGTGGAACGGCTGATTTGATTGAAAATCCTTATGTTTGGCAGTTAGAAAAACTAAACGATATGCATTTAATCACAGAAGAAAATGTTAAGTTAATCTCTAAATATAGTGGAGTTGCTGAAGATGTGTTTAGAGATGTAATTGCTAATGAGGGTTACAAGATTTATCAAGACAGCCATCAACAATTGGCACAGGCTTTGAAGACTAACGCACAACCCAATTATTTAGTTCAGGATAGCTTAAATTCATTAGCTAAGCAAACAATGTTTGAGGTTAACAATTTAATCAATACTACATTACCTAAGGCACTACAGAAGAACTATAAACAGACTTTAGAAAGTGCAGTGGCAAGTGTTGTAGCTGGTACTAAGTCAGATAAAAAAGCATTGTCAGAAGCTGTTTTAAAGATGTATGAGAGAGGTTTTACCGCTTTTAAAGATAGAGGCGGTAAGACGTGGACAGTAGAACGTTACGCACAAACAGTAATACGAACTACTAGTTTCAGAGTATATAGAGAAATGCGTGAAAGGTCAGCTGATGAATTAGGAGTAGACACTTATTATTACAGTGCTAAGTCTAGTGCTAGAGAATTATGTGCACCATTGCAGCATCAAATAGTAACTAAAGGAGTTGCAAGAACTATTAACGGTGAACGGGTGTTAAGTCTTCCAGATTATGGATATGGAAGCCCAGGAGGTTGTTTAGGGATCAACTGTGGACACTATCTGACACCTTTTGTTGTTGGTGTTAATTACAAGCCAGAACTACCAGAATATTTACAACACTTAACAGAAGAAGAAGCTAAACAAAATGCCCTTGATAAAGCAAGGTTAAAAGCTTTTGATCGTGAGATTAGAATTAACAAAGATAAACAAATACTAGCTAAAGAATTAGGAGATAAGGAACTACAAGCTAAGCTTAAACTTAAAGAAAAAACATTCAAAACTGGAAGAAAAAGTCTTATAGAAAAAAATCCCACAGTTATTGGAAAATATCCTCAAAAAGTGCTTACTAAAGGGGATGAAAAGGTGTATAATAAAGTTAAGAAAGATTATAAAGTTCTGAATAAAGATGAAATTGAATCAGTACAAAAAATTAGTGATTCTACTTATAATAAGTTAAATAAAAAAGAATTGAAATCTTTAAAATCATATACGCAAGGTGGATATCAACAAATTAATGATTATTTAGTCGGTGATATTTATTACAACCGTGGAGAAGATGTTGAAAATATTAGGTCAGCTATGAGTAAGTTTAAGTTGGATAGAGATTTAATTGCTTATAGAGGAACTAAGATGAAATATTTCAACGGAGTTAAAGAGGGTGATATTATACCTGGAAATATATTTTATTCAACTAGTTTAGTTAAAGAACGTGCATTAGAATTTTATACTGATATAAGAGATTATTACCAAGAGGACGCAGTATTTCTTGAAATACGTGTTCCAAAAAATACAAATTCTCTATATATCGGAGCTAATACAGATTTTCAGGTTAATGAGAATGAATTATTACTTTCTAACAAGTTGAAATATAAGGTAAAAAAAATTGATGGAGATCAAATGGTATTGGAGGTACACGAAGATGACGAAAAAGAAATTAGAAGAAAAAGAATTCAATAGGTTCAGTTATTTAAGACACATACCTAATTTTCATAAAACAGATGAAGAATTTGAGGAGTACTGCCAATTTGCTAAAAGGTTAGGACTTCCAAAACCTGATAGAAATTCAAAAGTCAGACCATTACATGAAAAATAAAAGCACTTAGTAAATTTTTACTAGGTGTTTTTATTATACCCAAAATGGAATTAAACCGTTTAATTTCCATTTTCAATATAAAAATACAATTCAAAATGGAAAATTTGGTTGATTTTTCCATTTTCGTCCTAAGCATGACGTTAAAAGGCTTATTTTTTATGCCTTGCACGGTGTAATAGTGCTAAAAATTTAGTCTACAGGACGTAAAACGAAAGGAGCTTAAATTATGAGCTTAAAACGAGATATGTTAATCGAAGCAGGAGTAGTTGATAAGGACGCAATCGATAAAATCATGCAAGCGTACGGTGCAGGGTTAGAGAAAGCGAAGCAACAAGTGAAGTTAGAATTAACTGCTGAGAATGACACATTAAAGGCACAACTAGAATCACAAAAAACTAAGCTTGAAGAGTTAACTAAAAGTAATGAAGCTAATTCAGATGTTAAACAGGCGTTAGAAAAATTACAGGAAGAATACAACCAATTCAAGGTAGATAGTGATAATAAGTTGGCGCAAATTAATAAAACAAATGCTATTGCTTTGGCACTTAAAGATGTTAAAGCACACGATAGCGACGTTCTAATGAAACTTATCGATGTTGATAAGGTTGAGTTAGGAGAAGACGGGAAACCTAAACTTGATGAGGTGGTTAATTCATTGAAAGAAAGTAAACCTTTCTTATTTGAACAGGAACAACAACCAAGTACACCTCAAATTACAGTTGGTGGTAACCCTAACGGAAACGGAACACCGGGTGTTGACCCGTTCCAAGCAATTATAGATCAATATACACAGTAAGAAAGGAATTTTAAAATATGACAACAAACAATAATAATTTACCAGTGCGCCAATACGCACCACAATATAGACAAATGCTTTCAACGATTTTCAACGTACAAAAAGCATTCGCAGGAGTATTAGCTCCAATTCAAACATTAGACGGAGTACAATTTAATTCTAAGGCTTTCTTAGTTAAAACTAACGCTACACCAGTAGTAGTTGGAACTTACAACCCAGATTCAACAAAAGTATTTGGAGCAGGAACTGGAACAGGAAGCCGTTTTGGAGAATTAAAAGAAGTAATCTACCAAGATACAGAAGTAGGTTACGATTACACATTAGCAATTCATGAGGGAATCGACCGCTACACAGTAAATAATGACTTAAATGCAGCAGTAGCAGACCGTTTAAGATTACATTCTGAAGCACAAACTAGAGAAGTTAACAAGAGAATTGGAAAATTCTTATCAGCAAATGCTGGAGAAACAAAAGAGCTTGCTAAACTTGATGAAACTAATATTCAGAAGTTATTTAATCAAGTAAATGTTTACGTGACTAATACTGAAATCAACGCACCAATCAAATGTTATATCAGAGCGCAAGTTTATAACGCCATTATTGATATGGCTTCAACTAACAAATCAAAAGGTTCAAATATAAATATTGATACTAATGGATTAGTAAAATATAAAAACATTGAATTAATTGTAGTACCTGAACAATATTTTGAAAATAATGTTGTTGCAATCTTCTCTCCAGATGGAATTGTAATTCCATTCATCGGAATTGAAACTGCTAGAACAGTAGAAGCTGAAGATTTTGACGGTGTAAAACTTCAAGCTGCTGCTAAAGGTGGTACATTCGTTCTTGACGATAACAAGAAAGCAATCATTAAAGTTACAAGCGCTACACCGTTAGCATAATAGGAGGAAATAAAGATGGTTAAATATTTAGTAAACAGAGATTTTACAGATAAAGATACTTATGAGCAAGTATCTAAAGGTACAGAACTGGATATCACAGAAAAACGTGCAGAAGAAATTATCCGTTCATTAGGTGAGGGAGCCTTAACTAACCTAGAAAAAGTAAAAGAGGAAGTTAAAGAAGACACTCCAACATCTACTCCAGTAGAAGAGAAAAAAGAAACTAAAGAGGTTGAGTAATTCAGCCTCTTTTTAGGAGGTTAAACAATGAGTTATTTAACTTTGGAAGAATACAAAGAATTAGGTTTTGCAGAGATTGAAGAATTTTCAGAATTAAAACTAAAGGCAGAAATGGCAGTAGATTTATATACAAATTACTTTTATCAAAATAATAATTTAGAAGATGATTTTCCACCACGTAAGAAAGCTGTAAAGCTTGCTATTGCTAATCAAATACGCTACTTAAATGAAACTGGAATACTTACTGCTGAAGATAAACATTCATTAGGTAGTTTGAGTATTGGAAGAACTACTGTTAATTATGGCAGTAGTGGAAGTAGTCCAGCTAAAATTGAAGCTAGTAAGTATAATTTAGCGTTAGACACTATGAACCTACTTAAAAGCGTTGGTTTCGGTTATAGAGGTGTTTGTTATGATAGATAAGCGCCTTTTAACTGATACTGTAGAGGTAAGTTTGGCAGGAGAAAAAGACAAATGGGGGAAGATCACTTATAAAGAACCGTTTGAGGTTAAGAATGTGAGATTTGATAGAAGTTCTTTAGATAAGACTACAAACACGCAAAGCTTAACAAATATCACAAGGAACAAATCGGGAACCTTATTTATTTATCCTAAATTTAATAATGTTGTTGTTAATGATAGTTGGTTACAAGCCAACATTAAAGATAAACACGGAGAATACAAAGTGATTAGTTTTGAAACTAATTATTTAGGAAATAAAGTATTCTCTTATGAAGTAACGGTGATTTAGATGTCACTAAAAGTATCTTACGATTTATCACCAATAGAGAAGAAATTCGGACCAGGAAATGTTAAAAATGCCAGAACAATGGTTGCTAATCAAGTTGTTATTGATAGTGAAAATTATGTGCCAAGTGACGGTAAAGGAACTTTAAGAGCAACTGGACACGCTGATAACGGTAGTGCCATTTGGGGGACAGTATATGGTAGAGCGCAGTTTTATGGAACTAATGGAATTGTTAGATTTAGAAAATATACAACTCCTGGTACTGGTAGTAAATGGACCGAAAAAGCTTCAAACAGCAACATGAAAAATTGGGAAGAAGTAGCTAAGAAAGGATTAGGAATAAGATGATTAATAACATTGATTTTCAAGATGTACTTTGTGATTATATTAATTCTTTAAATTTGCCACTTATAGCTAGATTAGATTATTTCATTGAATCAGATGATTTAGTGGTTAATTTAATTGCTGGTGGTAAGGTAGAGCGGTTATTTATGGACGGTACACAAGAAATAAGTTTACCTTTTGAAATTGCCATAAAATGTATGGATAATCAAAAAGCTAACTCGATCTTGTGGACTATCCACACCGCACTATCTGAGTTTAATTTGCAATTACCTAGTGCAAACAACACTTATCGCTTCTTAGGACTAGAGGTTGGAAAACCTGCAGTTAATGGACGTGATGAGCAAGATTATTTTATATATACGTTACGCATAGTAGCAAAAATTGAAATTGAAGGAGATATATTAAATGGCTAGACAAAAGAACGCATTGAGAAAACATTTTGTAGCACCTTTTGATAAGGCGAACGCTACAACAGCACCAACAAAAGAACAGTACAAACTGTTAGCTAAATACATTAAAACAGTAAATGATGAAACAGATGAAGATACTGACGACGTAGCATGGTACGATGGTGATGGTACACCAGAGGAAACTGTAAAATCAGTAAAGGCTGGATTCTCATTTGAGGGGAACTTCGATGTAGAAGATGAAGCACAAAAACTAATCGCTGACCTTAGATATAAAGTTGGGGACGATAGAAAAGTATGGTTCAAAGTAGTATCTTCAGATGGTAAGACGGCGTGGGAAGCAGTAGCAATTGTCTCTAAGATAAAAGCTGGAGACGGTGACGCAAGTGACTTTGAAAACTTTGAATGTACGATTAAGTGGGCAACATTGCCAAAACAAACAGCAGTAGCATAATTTAGGAGGATTTAAGCATGGTAGTAATTAAGAAATTTGAAAATGTAATTCCAGTTGATTTTGGAGAGTTTGAATTAAAGTTTGTAACTAGTGATGAAAATATTCTAAAACTAGCAAACGTGGAAGAAAAAGTAGGTGTAGTTAAAGATAAGATTGGAGAACTAAAAGGAACAACAGAAGATATTAAATTAATCTATGATTTAGCTAAAGAATTATGGGTTGAGTTATTCGATGAAGAAACTTTTGAGAAAGTTTATAATCTTTATAACAAATCTTGTATGCCAACGTTATTAGCGGTATTTCAAACGCTATTTGGGATAACTCAAGAATTAGGAAGCAGTTATTCTCCAGATAAGCTGATTAAGTATCTAAATATCGACCATGCTTAATTTAGCTTACAAATTAGAAGATGAATTAATCGTTGGTAGTGAAGTTTATAAGCTTAATCTTAGCTTTGATAATGTAATTAGGTTGTTTGATATGCTTAATTCTAGTGATCTTGAAGATTATCAGAAACCACATTTTGCAATGATAATGTTAACGGGTGAATCATTTGAGAAATACTCAATAGAGGACGTAGTGTTATTTTTAGATGAAATAATAAAAGAGCATATTAAGAATGAGGAATTTAATTCAGTAGAATATGATTTAGCTGGAAATCCTATGCCAGTTAAGGAAATAGAAGAAGAACAGGAGCAATTATATAGTTTGAAATACGACTCAGACTATATTTTTGCTTCTTTTTTACAAGCGTATAATATTGATTTAATTGAAATGCAAGGTAAATTGCATTGGAGAAAGTTTAACGCCTTATTAAATGGACTTCCAGAAAATACTAAATTTATGGAAGTTGTAAAGATTAGGAGTTATAAACCATCAAAACATGATAGTTCTGAATATAAAGAACACATGCGAAAACTACAACGTCAATATGAACTTCCTATCAATGATTAGTTTAAAAGAAAGGAGGTTAATATATGGCAGAGGGAAAAGTTAAAATAGATGTTGACTTGAACGAGAAAGGCGCCACCTCTGGTATCGGACGGTTAAAAAGTGCCTTAAACGGTCTTGAAAGTGCTGGAACTAAGGCAGGTTCAGTCTTTAAAAGCGTGTTAGGAGCAAATCTAGTAAGCGCTGGTATAAGTGCAGGTATTAGCGGTATTTCTAACGGTATTAGAGGGATGGTAACCGAATTAAATAGTTCAGCGAAAGCCTGGAAAACTTTTGAAGGCAACATGTCAATGATTGGTAAGTCTAAGGAAGAAATCGCACAAGCTAAGGGCGTTATGCAAGATTATGCCACCAAAACTATTTACAGTGCGTCAGATATGGCGCAGACCTATTCGCAGTTAGCAGCAGTAGGGATAAAAGAAACTGATAAGCTTGTAACTGGTTTTGGTGGTTTAGCAGCTGCAGCTGAAAATCCTAAACAAGCGATGAAGACACTATCTCAACAAGCCACCCAGATGGCGGCAAAGCCAAAAGTAGCGTGGCAAGACTTTAAATTGATGATGGAACAAACCCCAGCAGGTATGGCGGCAATTGCCAAGGAAATGGGGATGTCACTTGATGAACTTGTTAAAGGTGTTCAAGATGGAAAAATCAAAACAGAAGATTTTTTCAACGCTATTAAGAAAGTTGGTAACAATGATAGCTTTTCTAAAATGGCAACTGAATTTAAAACTATAGATCAAGCCATCGATGGAGCAAAAGAAAGTTTAGCTAACAGGTTACAGCCAGCATTTGAACAAGTAAACAAGTTTGGAATTAAGGCAATTACTGGAATTACTGAAGCACTTGAAAAAATCGACTTTAAAAACTTTGCTGAAAAGTTAGGTGGTTTCTTAGAAAGTATTGATATTGATGGAGTAGTTAATGGAATAGCTATTTCAATTAAAAATGTTGTTACAGTAGCTAAGGAACTATGGAAAGGGTTGAATGATAGCGGAGCGATAAGTGCCGTTTTAAGTGCTTTTAAAAACATTCAAAAGGCAGTAACTAAGCTTGTTACAGCTTTGTCAAATAGTGGGGCAATTAGCACCTTTGCACATGCTTTAGGTTTAGTTGTTAATGTGGTAGCTAAAGTGATTAGTGGTTTTGCTAAATTAATAGCTTCACTCCCACCTAGCGTGATTAGTGCTATTGCTTATTCATTATTAGGAATTGTAGGTTCACTTAAAGCTATCAAGTTGGCAACTAAAGGAATTGATTTAATTAAGGGGTTAAACCCGTTTAAATTATTCAAGAAAAACGCTACTGAATCCTTAGATGAAGTAACAAAGAAAGCTAGAAGTTCTAAAAGTACTTTATCACAAATATTTGGTGGTTTTGGCAAATTGTTAGAATCAGCAGGTAAAGGGATAGCAACAAGTGCCAAGGGAATTGGTACTGGTATTAAAACAGCATTGAGCGGTGTTCCGTCCGTTCTTACTGCTTTAGGTACTGGAATTTCAACTGCTGCACAAGGTATAGGAACTGGACTTGCTATTGCTTTTAAAGGTTTAGGAAGTGCCATTGCAATGGTTCCACCTCCAACGTGGCTTGCATTGGGTGGAGCTATTCTTATGGTGTGTGCTGGACTTGCACTTTTAGGAACTCAAGGAGATGGAGTTGCTAAGGTCTTTCAAGCCTTAGGAAGTGCCGTGTCACAAGTTATTCTTGCATTAGGAACTGGCTTATCAGCCGTTTTAGTTTCGTTAGGTAGTGTTATTCAATCAGTTGGACTTGCTATTAAGTCAGTATTCGAGGGAATTGGATCTGTAATTCAATCTGTAGGTACTGCCATTAAGTCGGTACTCGAGGGATTAGGTTCAGCCTTTACTGGTTTTGGTAACGGAGTAAGACTGGCTCTTGAGGGAGTTGGTACTGTAATTACTTCGGTTGGTACTGCTATTCAATCAGCCTTGCAAGGAGTGGCGAGCATTATTGATTCAGTTGGTAATGCTATTAAGTCAGCTCTTGAGGGTGTAGGTTCCGTGATTGAATCAGTAGGTAATTCAATAAAATCAGTATTAGAGGGTGTTGGAACAGCTTTTGAAAAATTCGGTAACGCAGTTAAAACTGTGTGTGATGGAATTAAAGAAGTTATTGATTCAATCGGTAATTCAATAAGAACAGTACTTGATGGAGTGGCAAATGTTATTCAAAGTATAGGAGAATCAGCAGAAAAAGCAGGTAATGGATTTAGATTATTTGCGGAGGGGGTTAAAACTCTTGTTGATTTAAGTTTAGGAGATTTAGTTGCTACATTAACAGCAACGGCAACTGGAGTAGGTGCAATTACTGCTCACGCTGGAGAAATGACAACGGCTGGAGCTGGTATGCAAACAATGGCAAGTGGATTATCAATGTTAGGTCAAGCAGCAACTTCTGTTCAAGGAGCATTTACTGCCTTACCTACATTAATCACAAGCTTAACTACTTCATTAAATGCCTTACCACCTATCTTGATTACAACTTCAACAGCCGTTCAATTATTTAGTACTAACATCACTACTTCACTAGCTGGACTTATGACTGCCAGCGGTTCAATCAGTGCTTTCAATACTCAAATAACAAGCATTGGAACAGCAGTAAGTTCTGTTACTGTATCGATTAGTGCATTTGGTGTTGTGCTTTCAAGCTTAGCAGTAAGTTTTGGTACAACTTCAGCTTCAATTGGAGCATTAACTGGTGTAGTTAGTGGCTTAACTAGTGCATTATCACAAGTAGGAAGTACAGCCACTAGCGTAGCAGGTCAGATTAATCAGATAGGTACTTCGATTTCATCAGTTGGAGCGACAGTATCTGGTATGGTTGCAAGCATTAGTGGAGCAATGAATGGATTAGCTGGTGCTATTTCTTCAGCTATGAATAGTGCTTTAGGGTCTATTCAAAGCACATGTCAACAATTTGTGTCTACACTTCAACAAACAGCTTCGCAAATGTCACAAGAAGGACGTAGAGCAGGTGAAGAAGCAGGAAAAAATATCGCTGATGGATTAAGAGGTAATGAAGGCAACGTCCGTTCAGCGATGGAAAGTATCAAGAATACTGTTCAAAGCGTAGGTCAAAGCATTGTACCAGTTGCTTATAACGTTGGAGCACAGGTAAGTAATGGAGTTGCTCAAGGTATGTATTCGGCTTTAGGTGCGGTTACTGCTGCAGCTAATGCAATTATTAACGAGGTTGATAGAGCGTTGAGAGCTAAGGCACAAATCCACTCACCATCGAGGCTTACTGATAAAAAAACAGGTCGCCACTTAACAGGAGGGGTTGCTCAAGGTATGGTTAAAAACATGCCAGTATTAGATAAAGCGTTCAGCGTTTATCAACGTGCAATCGACAAATTCAAACCTAACTTTGTACCTGAGAACATGTTAAGTTTTAAAGGTGTACCATCATTTGCAACAGCAGGTGGAAGTAGTAACAACGTTACTAACAACAAAACAAGCAACTTTGGAGCGTTGCTACACATAGAGAATTTAAGTACAAATTCTGAAGAAGATGTTCGTAAACTATACGAACAAATAAAATTCTTAATTAAGGAGGAGAAAGACAGATTATGATAACTAAATATATCCTTTACAACCAACTAAATACAAAAGAATTAGGATTAAGATTAGTAGATGAAATAGAACTGGAATCTTCTTCTCAAACTGTAGATTTAGTTGAAATAGACGGTGTTAATGGTGCGAAAATCAAAGATAATAAACGGTTGAAAGTAGTTGATCGTACTTTCCCGTTTAAAATCTATGATGAAAAAGCTAACGTCCAAAACATAATCAACAAACTAAATGACTATCTTATCAACATTAAGCCAAAATGGTATGATTTTGGCTTAAGTTGGGATAGTGAGTATCTTTATAAAGCGTACTTCTATGAAACGTTTAAAATTGAGGGAACATTAACAAGTAAGAAGAAATGTATCTTAAATTTTAAACTACACCCTATTAAATACTTGAAAACAGGACTTAATAAGATAACAGTAACTAATGGACAAATACTAAGAAATCCAGAACGTAGAAAAGCAAATCCACTTATTAAATTAAGAGGAACAGGAGATATTAATTTGAATATTAATTCTCAAATCTTTAGGTTGAAAGGAGTTAGTGGGCACATTGTTATCGACTGTGAAACACAGTCCGCTCATTGGGATAACAAGGAACCGCAGTATGATAAAGTGTTCACTTATCCATTTCCACACCTTGAAATAGGAGATAACAGAATCTCATGGGACAACAACTCATTTGTTGTTGAAATAACCCCAAGATGGGAGGTGCTAGTTTAATGGCTTATCCTATTTTATACAAAGCAAACGAAACTAATTTTGAGCATTTGGGAGTGTCAGTATTATCTGACGCTTCTAAATGTTATGTTAGTAGAGAAAGAAACGGAATATATATTCTTGAGTTTGATTATCCAGTAAACGGAAAAGATGTTGATAAAATCAAAGAGGGAATGTATATAAAAAGTGACGCTGGTTATAGAACTAAAAATCAAAGGTTCATAGTATCAAAGATCACTAAAACACAAAATGAATTTAAACTATATTGTCAACACATTTCACAAGTTAAAACTACAATGAACGCTATCAGACCAGATATATCAGTTACTAGCGTTAGTGCCATGGGTGCCTTAAGAGCGTGGCGTGATAACTTGTTAGATAGTCGTGAGGAGTTCTTCGTGCAATCAGATATAAGCACGTTAAATTCAACAACATGGAAAGTTGAAAATATTGAGAACGCCCGTGACGCTTTAGGAGGTAAAGCAGGTTCAATTCTTGATGTATGGGGTGGTGAATATGAGTTTGATAACTTAAATATCACACTTCATAAAAGCATGGGAATTGATAACCCAACCATCATCGCTTATGGTAAAAACTTGTTAGATTTAGAACAAGAACAATCAATACTTGAAACTTATACTTCAGTTTTTCCTTTTAAAAAATATACCGATGATAATAACAGGGAGCAATTAATAACATTGCCAGAAATACTATTTGATAGCACACACTTAAATAAATTCACACACAGAAGAATTTTAAAAGTTGATTTTTCAAATGATGAAAACTTAAAAACGGTGGAGCAGTTAAGAAGTAAAGCTAAAAGTTACATTAAAAGTAATAATGTAGGTGTGCCAAAAACAAACCTAAAGATCAACTACCAGGACTTATCAAAAGTTGAAGGAATTTTCGATAACCCAGCACTTGAACAGATAGATTTATGCGACAGATTAAAAGTTTATTACAACGAGTTGGGAATAATGAATGAAAATGCTAAGGTTGTTAAGGTGGTTTGGGATGTTATTCTTGAAGAAAATCACGAGATAGAAGTGGGAGACGGTAGAAGTAGCTTCACAGATAGTACTTCAGCTAAATTAGAATCACTGCAGGTTCAAAACGATTCAGTACTAGCTAGAATAAATGCTTTGGTTGCCGAACAGGAAGCAGCATTTGACAAGTTCTTTAAAGAAAAATCTAAAGTTATTGAAGACAAGATAAAAGGTGGATATGAAAAAGCCTTGTTATCTAGTGAAGAAAAAATCCGAAAAATGGGTGAAGCTTTTGACGAAAAAGTCAATCAGTTTAGAAACCAAGTATCAACAACTGTAGAAAACTACAACAGACAATTCCAAGCTACTAATTTGGAAATAAGCAAGAACAGAGTTGAAGCTACTAAGCAAATTCAAGCAGTTAATCTAGAAATAAGTAAGAGTAGAATAGAAGCAACAAAACAAATTCAAGCATTATCTGATCGAGTTAACAACATGCAGGATATTTCAAATAATGAAACAGTTGTAGAACTTAGAGGACTTGTTAACGGTGCTACAAGTAAGGTTACAGAATTGCAAGATAGCATAACAAGAGAATTTACAGCAGTTAAGAAGAAAAATGAAGATAGCTTGAGTGCTATTAAAGCTGAATTCAAAAAAGGTGTAGATGGCTTAACAAGTAAAGTTAGTTCACTTGAAGAATACAAAAATCAAGATGGTAGTAGAACTGAAAGCTTGAAGCAATGGGTTCAACGTGATACTGCTAATCAATTAAGTAGAGAGCGAACTGAAATCAATAGAATAGTTGATGCTAAAGGTTATGTTAAAAACACAGAATTTAGTAGTAAGTTCAATGAAAATGCACAAGGGATCAATAGGAAACTAGAGGCACTTGAAACGTATAAAAATCAAGATGGAGTAAGAACAGCTAACTTGCAAATTTGGACACAAAATAACACAGCTAATCAACTGACTGCTGCAAGGCGTAGTATTGAAAGTTGGGTAGATGATAAGGGGTATGCAACTACATCTGTTGTGGAAAATAAAGTTCAAGAAACAGCTAACAGTATTTCAAGAGAAATTAGAAATATTAGAGAAAGCATTCCTACAAGTTTTGGTGGCAGAAACTATATTGTTGAGAGTGATAAATTAACTAACATAAATTCAGGTGGTACGAACTGGGAAAAAACAGTTGAAAATGGAACTTTAGTTTTTACTAAAGTTAGAGCTACTGAAAGTACTGGTATTTGGACACAAATTATGCCATTTTTGAAAGATAATTTTCAAAATGAAGTACTGACATGGAGTCTAGAAGTTAAAGCGAGTAAAAATATTTCTTTTAACAACGTAGGACAAGAAACTAACGGATTTAAAGGTAGAGTAGATTTAACTACTAATTGGCAACGAATATCTCATACATTTACAAATAGATATACACAACACTATGCTTTTGTGTTTTATCAGATGTTAGGAACATGTTCACCTGGGGATAAAGTTTATGTACGTTTACCTAAACTTGAAAAAGGTAATGTCGCAACTGACTGGACACCGGCCCCAGAGGACAATAATGCTTTTGTTAAAAACACAGAATTTTCTAATAAGTTCAATGAAAACGCACAAGGTATTAATCGCCAATTAACAGCATTAGAACAATACAAAAATCAAGATAGTAGTAGAATTGAAACATTGAAACAATGGGTTCAGAGAGATACAGCTAATCAATTAAGCCGTGAAAGAACTGAAATCATAAGAAATGTAAGGGATAGTATTCCAACAAGTATAGGGGGAAGAAACTATATACCTAACAGTGGTGAACCATTGCAAAAAGAAGGTCACCCATGGGGTGGAGATTGGGAAGTAAGGACACATCCCTATTATTACAATGGTAATAAAAAAATTATGTGTTTACCTAACTCAACTACTAGAGAAAACTTCATAAGAAGTTCTAGATTTAAGTTGAAACGTAACACTGATTATGTAATTTCATTTAAAGGTTTTGCAAGTACTAATGTATCTAGTATGGATTTACATGTTTTAGGTCGAAGAAATAATGAAACTTCAGATTTTACAATATTCACTAGACCAGCACCGTTGATAAATAGCAAACGATTATCATCTAGTGAGTTAGAAGTTGTTAAGAATGTTAGATTTAATAGCGGGGAAATGGATGAAGCCTTCTTAAGATTTGATAATAATGGTTCAAATAATGGTCAACAAGCAATATTATTTATTGCTGAAGTAAAGTTAGAAGAAGGTACTATATCAACTGACTGGACACCAGCTCCTGAAGACAATAATGATTTTGTTAAAAACACAGAATTTAGTAGTAAATTCACGGAAAGTGCCAGAGGTATAACCAACCAACTATCAGCGTTAGAGACCTACAAGAATCAAGACGCAGTAAGAGTTGCTAATATGCAAATTTGGGCACAAAATAACACAGCTAATCAATTGACTGCTGCAAGACGTAGCATTGAAAGTTGGGTTAACGAGAAAGGTTATGCGACAACCTCTGTTGTTGAAAACAAGGTGCAAGAAACAGCGAATAGTTTTAGTCGAGAAATTAGCAATGTTAGAAATAGTATTCCAACTAGTATAGGGGGAAGAAACTATATATCTAATTCAAATTTTGCAAAAGATATGGAAAATTGGGAACTACCAAGATTAAATAATAGTGGTTTAAACTGGCAAAAAGGACATGCTATCTATCATTTCGGTAGAGGTTTACATATATGGGGAACACCTAACGGAGAATATAAAGGATTAGGGACTATACCATTTAGTTTAACAGCAAAACAAGGTGAAAAAATAACTGTATCGATGGATTTAGGAAAAGATGCATTAACTGCACATTCTATTTTATTTATAGGTTTGCATTATATCGTTGATAATGATATAGTTTCACAACAATGGCAAACACTAGATTTAGCAACACAAAATTTTGAAGTTAAGAAATATAAACGTATTTCAAAAACAT